CGTAACATCGTCACATACGCCATGATTCAATAAACTATCTACCCAGTCTGCATAAGTCTTCTGTCCGGGTCTCATGGGTTCTTTGACACCGTGAACTTTGGGTAATGTTCCTACAACATCATTGATTGCTGCACTCTGCTTGTTACGTGTAAACGGTCTTGCTTCTTCGCCATTCTTGGATACATACTCTTCCAGCAGTTTGTCAAATTCCTCATCTGTAATAATAGGCGTTCCTGCTGTATATGCCTTCGTGTACATATCCAGTTCTTCTCTTGTGATCATACGATCTCCTCCTTTAATTGTTTTTCATTAGTTTTGGTAATTACATAATATACATCCATGTATATCACCACCTCCTTACACAATAAATATATCAATATACAAATATGAAAAATCCCCGGCTAAGCCGGGGAATTCATTATTCACTCATTCTACCGATTGAGATAGCAAACCATTCACGCAAGGATACATCGAATTCACCAGTAACATAGTTAGTCATACAGCTATAATGAAACGGCATAAACCATTCTAACAACTGCTTATCAGGGATGATAAAGATGTCCAACTGATCACCATCAAAGTCTGCATTCAATCCAGCTAATGATTCGATGGTAATGCTCATGGTATCGTCATTCTCATCCAATTTGTAACGGCGAATCTTACACAAGCAAATGGATGCAAGATTGTTTGTTGGTTCTCTTAAGATAATTGCCCACGCTCCAGCTGCAATGATTTCATCCATACAAGCAACAACCTTTGGATCATCTGTGTATCTCTTAATGAATTCACAAGACTGTTCCAATGTCATGTTATAACGTGTGGCAATCATATGAGCAATCTTAAACTGATATACGATGATTAACATAGAATACGGAAGATCGATTTCATCAATATTCAGTGAAGGATCCAATGTGATAACAGCTCTGGAAGAGAATTGGAATGGTCCACCAACAATCTCAGAACGAATGAATCCTGTCTTTTTATCCATTTCGGAATCAATTAAATAATCCGTTGCTTCTAACCAGTTATTCTGAATACAATTTAACGCATGCATGATTTCCAACTGCATTGTCATAAATGGAAGTTGACAATTGACAGATACAATCTTGGACAAGTAACGATTGATTGTCGGATAGAACTTACTCTCCGATGTTGTATTAGTGGGACGGAATGCTGTAGAATAAATCGGAATCTTTGATGTGAAAACATCCATTTTATTATCTAATAACATCTGGATATCTTTTGCATGAGGTTTGGAATAACAAGCTGTGATGATTTCTTCGAATCTTTCATAAAACCCATCATGACCAATTCCCTGGTAGATGTGTTTATTCTTGGGAATCTTCTTGATAATTGCAGAGATGTCATTTGATGCAACACGGCCACGCTTCTTTGTCTTCTGTTTCTTCTCGAACTCTTCATCGTTGTCATTATACTTCACATCGTGATCCGCTTTATAATTTCCAAGAATGAAGTTAATCATATTCTGTCCAATCGCACGTTTCAACAATGCATAATATGCAGGAGCAATGACACGATGGGGATAGATATCTACCCATCCAGTATACTTGAAATTGAGCGAATGCAAAGTGATTTCCGTTCCACACATCGGACACTTCTGTCCCAGAATATCTTGGCCGATAAATGCACCACAATCACAACGGAACTCACAGTCGGTGAACTTCGAAGAGTTCACCAACAATGACGGATCTGTGGGAGAATACACATCTTCATTCTCAATACGAAATCCATTATGTGTACACATGTCCAACAGATATTCTTCTTCCAAATTCATACGTTTCAGAATCATTTGAATACCTCCATTACGTTCTCATCACTTCAAAGAGTGATACAATCATATCCAATAATGCAACCGTCATATTTCCTGAATCATAAAGCAGGGGAGTATTCAGTAATGACGGATCATTATGATTGACAATGGTATAGTTTGATAACACACACTGAATGATCTTTTCCACATACACATTGACATTCTTTTCAGACAACAGATACTCTCTCAGATTATTCAACTTGACATATTTCTTAACGCCATTTAAATCCTTGGGAGTTAATGTCTTTGTAGACGTATTGGTTACTTTGCCCATGATGATATTAATCAATGGATGTGAAATGGTATCTTCTTCAGATAAAGTATAGATATCCATAATCATATGACGGACATACAGCAGAATGATATACTTCTGCTTCATGGTCAATGTGTTTGTCGATAATGAAGAATGAAACTTATTATACAACACGGTGTCAACCAAGATTCTTGAAAGATCATTCATTTGTACAAGATTTTCCAAATACCAATCAACAGGTTCAATATCAATTTCCAAAATGATTTGACCAATGATGATATTCAGATCCTTAAACATGCAACTGTATTCACCAGGATTGAAAGAGCGCAATACGGAGATTGGCGCATTACTACCAACATTATCAGCCAACAATTGTGAGATATCACCATCAACATTGATCAACGAATATCTCAATTGCATTTTACGAGTGTTATTGGTATACCGATTGACAATAGACTTAATCAATCCCACACAAGAATACGTTGGACGTTTCTGGATGGGATCCCATTCGGATGCAAATGTGAGCTTAATCAAACCATCACAAATTAATGTCTTTCTCATCAGATGCTGTGTGGTAGTCGGTGCTGTTACACCATCAATCGCTCTCATTTCATAGATTGCCTGATTAGATGCAATAGTCTGTAAGACTCTTGTGTTTGCATAGTTATAGAGTAAGATATACATGTTGGGATTGATATTGTTCATGATGTGTGTGAATGCACGTGCAAACAACTCATACAGATCCTTGGGAACATTACCTGTTGAAAGGATGAAGTGTTCCACATAGATGTGCATGATCTTAATCATAAATGATACCTTGTACATATCGTGAGTAAAGTCCACAGGAAACAAACCAACAACATTATCGCCGACATTATTCTCAGACACCATCTTTTCAATCTTTTCCAAAGTTCTTGGAGGGAATAATGTGTCATAAATATCCTTATAGAATTCATCAAATGTGGCAATGGTATACGTCTGAGAATCTGTCTTGTACTTCGCAACCAACATCGATGTCAACAAATCATTATCATCATCATACAACGCTGTGAAGAAGTTAATCTGTTCACAGATGAGATTCTGAATCTCGGGTCTCTTACTACGCAATTGGAAGATTTGAATTGCGGGATCAATTACATCTCCAGGGAATAATGCTTCAAAATTGACAATGATTTGCGGTCCAAGATAACGCATAATCACATCTTCTGGAATCGGTTCCCATTCGATGAATCTTGTTTTCTTGTACACCTGTCCATCTGCACCTTTGGGAAAACCATGATACGGATACTCCGTACCATGATGCACATTATACGTGTACGTCTCTTCAGGATCATACAGATAGAACAGGGACTTATTGACTACTTCGGGTTTACTCTTCATTTGAATATGCACTCCTCTCGATATTTTAATCGTGGATCACATTGGATATACCACCAGAGATCACACTTGTGAAAAAGACAAGTTTGTATTGTTTACGTAACTCATCTATTCCAGCTAATGATATATCTGTGATGTATTGAAAATCATCCGGGATTGTTAACACAAATGGTGCTTTTACAGATTTGCATAATTCAATAGAATCTGGATTATTTGTGATAAAGGTGCAGTTGCGATGGTTGTTCAATAACTCCACGAGATTATCATGTTGATATGTTAATGCAGGAACTTCGAAAGATGGCAAGAGCGATTCAATCGCATCGGAATAATGATTGGAATAAATCATTAAATTCGAATTTCCTTGTTTGGCAGCTTCATGAAATACCTTATAAGCATATACAAGATTTGGTTTCATCATGATTTTAGATGACAACAATTTGCTGATATTGATTTGATAATCGAATACCGTTTTAAACCATTCATCGATATCATAATGCTCACGATTAATATAGCTCAAAAGGATGTCCCCGTAGGACATCCTTTCAAACTTTTCATTCAATTTGTTTTGCTTAAAGTATTCAGCAATATTGTATCCCATTAACGAGATCACATCTTCGTACTGTATAATCAGGCCTGCCTTACCGATTGTTTCCAGATCAATCATTAGAACGGGATTTCGTCATCAGACTGATCTTCACCTGCTAATGCAGAACCAAATTCTTCCATGTTCAGTCTCACACGAGAAGCCTTCTTGTAGCAGATTGTCAGATAATCTTTCAGTACTTTCCAGAAGGAATATACTTTCAAAGAACCAACAGAAATTGCCTTGAATGTGACATTGCGAGTACCATTCTTCTGGTTTTCAATTGTCATCTTAACACTGTCATTCTGTCCAACAATGGTAATCTTGGAACGGCCACAATCAAGTGACAGATTCGCAGTTTCGGGTTTGGACAGATTCATTGCTTCGATCAATGCACAAACGTTTTCAACATTCAGGAATACACTCGGGAGTTCGGAAGCCATCTTCTGTTCATAAGCATTTGCACCAGTGGAAGGATCCTTACCAATCGCTGCCTTAATACTCAGCACAGTATACGTACCACCCTTGTCAGAATTCCATGTGGAAACATCAAGAATACCGTCATCACCATAGAGTCTACCAACACGGAAATTGCTCTTCTTCTTCGGTTCACCATTGTTGTTGTTGTTCTGGTTGTTAAAACCATTTCCATTCATAAGTGCCATAATAATTTCTCCTTTCGGCATATAAAATAGTATTTAATCGTTTCATCAGGAACCTTATATATTATTCGGATTCCTCATCTTCATGCATCTGTCTAATGTCATTGATTGAAAACTGCATGCTCGGTAAATCATTCTTCGAGATATTGAATGTCATCGTTAAGAATTCATTATTGTCATTCTCATATTCGTCAAACCAATCTTCTTTCATCAATTTCTCTAATGAATTTTCGGATAAAGCACGAATCAAATCAGTCAATGCGTCAACATGTTTTTCCAATACAACGAAACGACGAATCTCGGATGGTTCAATACCAAGCTTCTGTTTAATGTCGTTTACAATCTCGACGATATTGGTCAACACCATTGATGTGATATCTGTCTTTAACGTGTCTTTCGGTGGAGCATCCTCTGGTAAATTATGATAATTCTCATTAATGATATCAATCATGGAATTCAACCGATCCAACAAGATTGACAACATGTTTCTCCATGTTACAGGATTCAAGAAGATCGCATCACCACTTAATGCGAGAATCAAATCAGACACATCATAACTAACACCAGCATACGATTCAATCCAAATATACAACTCTTCCCAGGTCATACACATCACCTCCTTTCATACAATTATCATTATAAGAATATCATGCGACTCGGATACATTCCACCAGCTCGATCTGTCATCATCACATCAAACAAACCAAGCAACTGCTTGAATGGTGAAAGTAACTTGTCAACACAATAGTCTTTATCAATGCCAGGACGTAACCAATCAGGAATTTCCTTATACGTCTCAGGAAGACTAATATACGAATCCTTCTTCTTCGGATTATCTACTAAACATAATTCCAATACCTTTGCTAATAATGGAATGTTACGATGTTTCTCCATCAATTCGAATGATACTGGAATAACTGTGACACGATCCATTGGTAATATTTCTTCATCAGGGAACATGGCATTCCATATGATCATTCCACGCATCTGTTTCGGAAGTGTCTTGGATTTTGTATATGATTCGATTGCCTTGATGCCCATGACCTGATGATATGACGCATCTTTATCAACCACTTCCATCAATCGTTCTCTTAATGCATAATACTCATCCAACAATTTTCCCACCTGAATTTTATCAGGAGTTAACACATACCTGTCATACAAATCTACCATAATTGGTTCTAAGAATTCTGCAGATGCACGTTTCTTAAATGACAACCCAGTTACTTGGATCTCATGAATGTTACGTGGATTTCCTTCTTGAACAAAACATGATGCGGAATACATTTTCTTCGCAAACAATGACATTGCTAAGAATGCGAACTCATTCTTGAATATGAACTTGTCACGATAGTACTTATCTTGGATTCCACGATAATTGGCAATATCTTCTACCATCTTAGGAATGATTGCTTCAATAAACAGGCGGAACCCAAATGCAGATGCAATCAAACAGGAATCACGATACGATGGAACACGTGCTTGAAATTCGTC